ACATGTCATCACTAAAAGGTGCTATTGCACTTCTAACTCTAGCGTCTGAAGGTGGTAATAATTCTAATTCTCTATTTTTTTCTAAACTACCTATATCTACTTCATTTGTCATATTATACCTCTTCTAATTTTGTAAAGTTATGTTCTTTCTCAAACTTAATTATATTTGTAAACTTATCAAATAGTATATCACCTTTATGTGATATTATAAACACATTCTCATTTTTCATTTGTCCGATAATCTTAAAGAAGTCTTCTGTTCCTGAGCTGTCTAAACTACTATCAAATATTTCATCTAATATAAGTAGATTTGTACTTGCACTATTTTTCATTTTAGCAATAGTACGCCATGTAAAGACTAATGCTAAGTCTATTCTCATTTTTTCACCTTCACTAAAACTATTATAATTAAATGTATCTCTATGTCTACTCTTTACAGTTTCATTAAATTCTTCATCTAGTGTAAACGATACAAAGAAATCCATAGATTGTAGATACTTGTTTATTAACTGATTCATAATAGGCAAGTATTTTCTAATAATTTTAGACCTTGCACCTTTATCAGATAATATTTCTCTAACAACATCTACATAAGATTTTTGTTCTTCTACTTTTTCTAATTCTTTTGATAAATCTTCTAGTTCTTTATTCAGTTTTTCTAACTCATTTTCTAAGTCTACAACAGATTCGCCCTCTAACATATCTAATTCTACTTCATCTGAATGTTTTTTGATACCTTCTAGTGATGTATTGATTTTGGTTATGTCAATATTTAAGTCTTGCATTTTTTTAGATACAGCATCCATCTGTGTTATTTGTGTTTCTACTTTTGTAACTTCTGTTAATAAGTCTTTTAGTCCGTTTTCTAATTTAGATATCGTTTCTTTTTCTTCTTCTACCTTTTTAGTTTTTAATTCTGAAGAAATTTCTTGTGTACAGGTAGGACATTCACTATTAGTTTCAAAAAATTCTAATGTCTGTTTATGAGTTTCTAAATTGTTTTCTATTTTAGATTCTAACTTAGATAATTGTTTTGATTTTTTATCTACATCTGGTCTAAATTTAATTATTTCTTGTTGTTTTGCAATATCTTCATTGAGTTTCTTTAGTTCTTCTCTATAATGTCTATCTGCCTCTTGATTTTGTTCTCTTTTAGTACGATTTCGTTCCTCGGTGGCATTTGTATGTGTTTTTAAAGACTTTAAATGTTGTCCTTGTAATGATACCTTCTGTTCTATTAAATCTTTACCATGGCGAACCTCGGTAACTTTTTTTGACAATTCTCCTTGTTGTGAGCGAAGAAGTAAGTCCATTTGTGTAAAAACCTTAATATCAAGAATTTCTTCTACAACATCACGCCTATATCGTGCTTTCATCTTCATGAATGGTTCATATGATGATGACCCTAATAATACGACCTGAATAAATGAACGATAATTCAGTTTCATTATATTTGTTTCTAAATATTTCTGATAATCAATTGTTGAGGCGTCCTGATTTATAAGATTGCCGTCTTTATATATTTCAAACTTATTTGGTTTAATACTTCTTATAACTTTGTATGGGATTGTACCTACTAGAAAATCTATACTGACTTTACAATCACCATTATTAATAGTGTTTACCATTTGTTCTTTCTTTATAATTCTAAATGGTCTGTTAAATAATACAAAACATAAGGCATCCAATAAAGTAGATTTACCAGAACCATTTTTTCCTATTATTAGATTTGTAGGATATTCATCTAGTTTAATTGTAATTGGCGTATTACCTGTCGATAAAAAGTTTTGCCATGATATAGATTTAAATTTTATCATTCTTGTGCTTCTTTATATAGATTATTAATAAATTCTTTTAACTTTGCTCTATCTAAGTCTGTTTCTATTTGTTCAACATAATTACCTAAGAATGTAAGTGTATCTTCACCTTGGTCTAAAATGTCTTCTCTAACAGTTGATGTTATACTAGATGTATCTTCATCTATGATATTTAATTCGTGTACATCTATTTCTGTGTGTAAACGATTAATAAACTTATCAAATTTTTCTTCATTGTTTTTATTTAATACAAATAGTTTTACAAATGATTTATCATATACTGATATGTCTTCTTCAGCATAGTTTGTTTTCTTATCATCATAATATATCTTCTTAAATATTGTAAGAGGATTAGGCACTCTGGTCAATTCTCTTGTTTCAGTATCGAACACATGAAACCCTTTAGGACAATTATAGTCATTCCAAGTTATTTGATATTGTGTGCCAAGATAATAAATTTGACCATCATCTGATTTTTTATGAAAGTGGCCTGATATAACTTTTTCAAATCTTTTAAATAATTGTTTTTCTAAACCGTGGTCATTGTAATGACCTTTATGCATTTGAAAACCTTTGACTTCTAAATGCCCCATACAAATTTGTGCTTGTGATTGAGATATTGTTTTAATAGATTCATCATAGATATCATCACATATCCATGGCACTAATAATATAGGCAGTTTATCGAATGTAACTGTTGTAGGTTTCTCGTATATCCAAGGTTCAAATTTACCATCGAATGTGGTAATCAATTGTTGTAATGCATTAACTGAATTTGTGTTCTTATAATAGGTGTCATGGTTGCCCAATATAACATGAGTATCTATTCTCATATCATAAAGTCTTTTCCAAAACTTCTCTTGAAAGTTATGTGCCACTTTATAGTTGATAAATTTTCTTCTATCAACAACATCACCTAAATGGATTAGGTGTTTGATATTGTTTTCCTTTAGATAAGGAAAAAACAATTCATCATAAAATCTGTTTTGATAGTCCATAAAATGAGGACTATCGTTACGACAACCAAAATGTGTGTCGTTCAATAAAGCAATTAGCATAATGTTATTCTATAAATTTATCAAGTTTGCCCTTTCTTTTTCTTGTTGTTTTCTTTTTGACAACAGGAACATCTTTAGGGTCAGCATTTCTTTGTAGAAATTCAGAAAATTGATTTCTAAATTGTCTATCTTCACCATCATTCAAAGTCATATCATCATAGTTTCCTTCCATGATTAATCTATTCTTAATTGTAGTTTGTTTTTTTTCTTTCTGTATTCTTCGTATAAAGGCATAGTATATTATTTGTGTAAAATATGCGAATGGATTGTTTGATTTTTCTGGATTGAAATTATCAAGATATTGTAGACAGTTTTCTATACCATCAGAAATCATATCATCTCTAAATGTATAGTTAATAAAGTTTGGTCTATATGATAGATGATTTGCAATCTTTAAAAAGCACTCACCTATATAGTTTGTTACAACTGGTTTTTCTTCACCTGAATTTTCAGATTCAATACAAGCATTTCTATACTCCGTCATTGCGGCTAGAAACTCTTTATTGTTTACATAATGTTCTTTCTTTTTTTCACTTTTCATGTTTTACATTATACTCCATAATACAGTAAATGTCAATGCTGGTTAGTATTTTTTTGTTTTTTGTTTGCCTGTTTTTTATAATACCAATCACGCTTGACATTCTTTGCCATTTGTGTTATTTTAGCTGTGTTCTTCAGCGCCGGTTAGAGTAGCTAGTGTTTAGTACTATCATCTAGACCATCAAAGATTTCATTTAACTTCTTAGATACATCATCATCTAGTTCTTCTCTATCATAACTATCTTGTTTGTGTTCAGACATGGTCGCCTTATCATACCCATTAGATACATTTTTATATGAGTTAGTCATAGCCTTACCAGCAGATGTGATAGTCATTATCTTATCTTTAGGTATAGAAATAATAGAATCATCTGAATATGAAGTCCATTTAATAAGGGCAACATAATCTTTAAGACCCATTTCTTCCATAGCAGGTATGTATTTTATCTGTAAAGGTTTATCAATTTTAACAAGCGGCGATTTCTCATCTAATAATTCTTGTGGTATCGTACAAACGATATCATCTCCATTAACCAATTTTATTATTTTAATTGCTTCCATGTAACTCTCCTTTATAACTCGACATTGTGAATGTCATAGTCAAATCCTTCTTCGTTGTATATATTTATTCGTTCCCTAAAGTGTGATAATGTATAGTTTTCTTCTTCTTGATAAGATAGGTCATCAGATATATCATATAAGTGTGCCATTGATTTGTTGTCTTTCAATCGTAGCCCACGACCAATTGATTGTAAGTTTCTTATTCTAGACTTACTTGGACTACTGAACACTATATTGTGTAGATTACGAATATTTATACCTGTACTAAATGTGCCATAACTTGCAATGATTATCGCATTATTAGACTTCTCTGTCAAGGCTCTAATCTTCTCTCGTTCTTCTGCTTCAACACCACCATAAACAAAGAATACTTGTTTGCCATAATTCTTTTCTTCTATCAGTTGTTTTAATATCATACCATGTTTTTCTACATATTGAAACAGGCAAAGTGAATTACCAGTAAGACCTAAACATAGATTTCTAATATAATTATTTCTTTTAGTATTAGACACTAGAAAATCCATTTCTTCTTGATATGTTTTACCTCTCAAAAAGTCTATTGACATCTTTTCATGTTTTAAAACTAGACAATGTATTTTAAGTTGTGCTAGATGTTGTTTTTCTTGTAATTCTGTTGTTGATACTATCTTGTTCACGGCACCAAATAAACCCTCTAAAACGAGTTTGTGTGTCTTGCTATCATCAAGTGTACCTGTAAGACCAATACGATACTTACAGTTTTCTAATCTTGCCATAATTTTAGTTAAAGAAACTGCCTTAAACAAGTGAGCTTCATCACCAACGACCATACCAAATTGTTCAAACCATCTCTTATCTTGTTTATAGATTGATTGCCATGTACTGATATACACTCTTTTATTACTTTCTTTTTCATGCCCTTGATATATTCTATGGACATTTTTTAGACTATCATAACCATAGTCTTTAAAATCTTTATATAATTGTTCTACTAAAGAAGTAGTCGGTACTACTATAAGTATCTTATTGTTTTCTTCTTCTTTTAGTCGTAACAGATTAAAACGAACCATCAGATAAATTATCAGAGATTTTCCCGAGGCCGTAGGCGATAACATTAAACACCTTGATTTCACCATAGAGTAAATAAACGCCGATTTTTGGTAATCTCTTACTTCAAAAGGTATTTTTAGTTTCTTAATAAAACTATCTACTAGTTCAATATCTACATTGGCATCCTTTATGCCTGTTCTGTCTACTACTTCAACATCATTCTCTGAACACCAGTTAAGTAAGTATGGATATAGACCTGTATAGATTTGACCATTAGTGTAAGAAAATAATCTGATTTTACCATCCCACCTTCTATTTCTAACAGAAGGCATAAATTTAGCACCAGGTACTTCAAAGGTAAAGTGTGAACCTAAATCTCTGCGAACATCTTCATCAGCGTCTACTACTAGATGTACATCATTCTTTTTTGTAAGAATTAAGTTTCTCATAATTAGACAGCACCAGAAGTAAACTTTCTCCATTCAATAGAGTTGCGAATTTGCCAATCTCGATTACTAATTTGTCTAAGTGTTCTGTCTAAGTAATTGACAACCGTTTCTAAGTAGTCTATCTTTTGTGATGACTTAATTAGTTCTTCATCAGATTCAAGATACTTATCTACATCTGATTTCATAATTTTTAAGTTAAAGGGTTTGTCTTGATATATCTTTGGACTTGCTTTACCAGTATAGTATTCCCATTTTACTCTTTTGAGAATTTTATAATCAGATTCAGCTCTAGTTAATAACAGTTTAAAGTTATTTAAGTGTTTGAGATACTTGTTGTGTAATGCAGGAGTTTTTAAAGATTCTAAATCTAGTTCTGCCTCATTCATTTTGAGGTCTTTATCAACCTGCTCTTGTAGTTCTTCTAATGTCATAATAAAATCACCGGTTAATTATATAAATTCTAACTATATTTAGTTAGATGTTAAGTAGTTGTTTCAGTTGTTCTTCCACTTCCGACAGTTGCAAATTCGTATATCTGATAATTAAATGATACACTTGCAGATAGATAAGAAGTATCTCCTGCTTGTTGGTCATAAATTAATCCAGATAAAGATGTTGGATATAAATCTACATATCTTACTTCCATTATTGGATTGTTTTTACTTGATAGTATTGATAATGTAGCGTCTGAATATTGAGCGCCTGTATCAAATCCTGTATCATCTACTCTACCTGCCTCTCTATTCTTTGCAGTTCCATCGCCTGTAGGAAATCTATCCTTACCAGCGTTTATAAAAGTTTGAAATTGGTCATGATTTTTAGGAAATCCTAGACCAGTTAACCAACCATGTATCTCACGATAGTTCTCTAAGTTTTCATCTACTAAAAAGTCTACATTTAAAGCACCATATGTTAGAGTATCACCAGGTATTGGTATATCTATCAATGATGTTGCTTGTGTTGTAGAACCTAATGTAATACCAGGTATATTAACAGATGTACAGAAAAACTCTACCTTAGGTAGTTTGATTATATTAAACTTAAACTGGGTTGCAGCCGCATAGTCTAACTTAGTAGGTTGTCTGTTTAATGAGTTTGTTTCAGTCATACTATTATTTATATGATTCGTAAGTGTGGATTAGTAGAAAAAGAAAAGGGCTGTTCAGAACAGCCCGATTCAATTTGTTTACTTTCGAGAAAGCAACAACATCAATTACATGATGTTTGCTACTTGTACTCTACGATAGTATCTGTTAGCATTCGCAGAACCACTTCCGTTTATAACAGCAGCGTCCCCTGTTCCAGCTTCAGCAAATGGATTTGCTTGTAACCCGTAACGAGTTTTAAATCCAATTTTTGGTTGGAAAGTATCTTGACCAACGGCACGGACCATTTGTAGTGGTACATACGGACAGTAGAACATTCCACTATCATATGGTGAAGAACCTTTGTAACCTACTACAAAGTATTGTTTAGCAGTGTTATTTGCAGAATATGGGTCAATATAAACTTTATATTTACCATTCAGAACACCAGCAAAAGTATTACCAGCGTCATCAACATTTAAGTTGTTGTTTAACGCAGGAGCGTAATCTAATACACCAGCCATTTGAAGTGCCGAAGCAACATCAGATGAACAGATAATTAAGTTACCTTTTCCTCTTCTTGTTCTTTGTGCTATAACATTAGCTTCTCTTTCTACTTGAAACATAAGACCTTTGAATCTTTCAACAGACCATCTGCCGTTAGAATCAGTATCAAGGTCGAATATGCCTTCAGTAGTTGTGTTTACTGTACCTGTATTTGCAGAAGCACCTTTTTCAGCGTTGATGTAGATAGTTCTAACTACTTCACGGTTGATTTCAGATAAAATTTCACTTGACAAAATATTTGCAAGTTCAGTTTCAGCGTCAAGTCCATGAATCGCTTTTAGGTCTTGTGCAAGTTCCATAGTGTATTCAGCTTTCAATGCACGAGATTTAGCAGTTACAGTTGATTTCTCAATACTGAACGCCATTTCTGCGAATTGATTACCTGAATCTTCACCTAATGATTCAGCCGCAGCTGTAGTCATTCCGGTACCTGTTGTAGGGTCTGTTCCACCATCATTTAATAATGCTGGGTTAGTTCCTGCATGAGCAGTAGTTGAGAAACCATCAACAGCAGAACCAGTCGCATTACGACCAGAAAAATCTGTATCAGCTTCATCAAATAAAGCCTCTGTGCCAGATTGGCTTGTATATCTTGAACGCATTGCAAAGATAAGACCAGTTGGTCCTGTCATTGGTTGTACGCCACAGATATCATAAGCAATAAGATTTGGCATTGCTCTTCTTACTAAAGAAATTAGGATAGGATCCCAATTACTTACACCACTACCTGTTGCATTAGTAGGTGTTTCAGTAAGAAACGCTTGGTCTTCTTTTAAAGAACGCTCTTGGTTCTCTAAGATGACCGATGTAACGGCACGCTTGTAACTATCCTTTACTTCTGGAAGTTCCGGATGGTCTAAAACTGGCTGCCATTTTTTTTCATAAGTTTCCGATAAATACATATCTTCTTCTCTCCTTTGTTTAGTTACTTAGATATTTTAATATCTTTGGTTTTACTAATTGCGTTGGTATATGCAGCCATAGCATTCGACAAGTCTTCGTTAGAAGTCTCCCCGCCCACCGCAACATCATCTATATCTGTGTTGTCCACAGACTTTTCAGCTTTTTGCCCAAAGTAAGATTCCTTAATGGTACCCACTTTTTTCGCAAAATCTTCTTCAGAAGAATACTCAACTCCTTCTACTAGAGAATCGAATTTTTCTTTAGCTGTATCAGCTAAATCTTTAGAATTTTCATCAATGATATCTTGTCTTTTCAGACTACCATTAACTTTATTCATGTCGATATTTTTCTCTATTTCTTCGTTAAGTTTTTTCTCTAATCCTTCAATCTTACTAGCTTGGTCCTCAAGAACATCATATTTCTCATCTGGGACATCAATATAATGGTCTTCAAATAATTTTTTGAGTCCACCAATGAAGTCTTCAGCGATTTCGCCCTTAATTCCTCTTTCTAGTGCTAACTTATTTTCTTTCATCCATTCTTCAACTACATAGTTTAAGTATGAATCAACTTTTTCAGTTAGTTCAGATTTTGATTTTGAGATTTCTTCTTCAAATTTAGTATCATATTCAGCAGCTAATCTATTTTTTTCTGCTTTAACTTTTGAGTTAATTGCAGCTTCAAATATAGTAGCAGCTTTTTGTTTAAATTCTTCAGATAAATCTGAATCGCCAACAAGTGCTTCAATGTGTTCCTTAACATCAATTTCAGATTCTTTTTTAGCCTTAGCTTCCTTTTCATCTTCATCAATGTCTTTCTTAACATCTTCAGCTTTCTTCTCTTTGATTGTTTCATCTTTAGAATCGGTTTCTTCGTAACTAGCTTTCAAGTGTGATGGTTCCCCAGCAACTTGAGCACTTTTAGATACGGTGTCAGAAACCTGTTTAACTTTCTTCGTACCGTCAGCAGAATTACTGTCCGTAGTTTTAACTACAGGTGCGCCTAAATCTTCACCGTCGTTTGATAGATGTGTAGGTTCAGCTGCAACAGCATTCTTTTTAGGAGCGTCAGCGTTTTTATTCGCTGAAGCCTCTACGATAGCGTCAGTTATTTTTTCTGATTCTGCCATTGAAAATCTCCTCTATTTATTTTATAGTACTATAAAACTCCTAAAATCTCTTTACGAGTTCAAGGAATATTTATAATATTACAGTTTTCTAATAAACGATTCAAAAATATCTAGATTTTTTTTATCTATATTTTTTCGTTTCGTTTTAATCACTTCCATCTTCCACGCCTCAATGTCTTTCTCAACAAGGAGACCGTTGTCCCATACCCACTCTTTACCTTCCATAATGCCTTCTACGAAAGCGGCTGGTGCTGAAGGGTCTGCTACAATGTCAGCGGCAGTAGCTAGCATGAAATCATCTTTCACATAGTTAGCGCCGTTTCTTTGCATGATGGAACCCATCCCTCTTGATGATACTCCCAATTGAGCACCCTCATCAATAAGACCTTTTACAATCTTACCATAGGGCGTGTCCATGATTTTAGCTTCACCAATAAAGTTATCACCATCCGGATAAAGTTTCTTAATCATATGAGAAACTCTTTCTAGATTGACTGTTGGTCCGTCAGGATGTCCTAACTCGCCGAAAGCACGATTTTTATTGATAAATTCTTTGTTGTATCTTGTTACTTCTTTCATTAAGATATCTTTAGGGTATACTCGCCCATTACGATTCTTGATGTTCGATTGTAAAAAGACACCTTTAATCTTGTATTCTTTCTTGCCGTTTTTATCTTCTTCTACAAGATATTCGGCAGTTGAACATTCTTCTGAAATTAATTTCATCTGTTCTCTCTCTTTCTCTTTTTTGTTATATACTATTTATACAAACTTATAACTTAAATGTTATAAATTTTATCTAAATTCTGCTAAAATCGTATAATTGTCACCAGAAACAAAGTTTCTAGTACT